GAGTTCGTCAAGCAAATGTATGGTCTAGCAGCAAACGCAGAGGCTGGCGGAGTTTAATAATTGATAAAAAAAGCCTTTGTGCTTGGTAATGGTACAAGCCGTTCTAGCATTGACTTAAATCAACTAAACAAGTTTGGACCTATATACGGGTGTAATGCACTTTATAGAGAATTTTCTCCTGATTATTTAGTTGCAGTTGATGTTAAAATGGTTATAGAAATTAATCAAGTAGGATATCAACATAAGAATCAAGTCTGGACTAATCCAAACAAAGCATATCACCAATTTATAAATTTTAATTATTTTAATCCTAGTAAAGGGTGGAGTAGTGGCCCAACTGCATTATGGTTAGCTAGTAATAAAGAATATGAAGACATTTATATATTAGGATTTGATTACCAAGGCACTGACGAAAAAATTAATAACATATATGCAGATAGTCGAAATTATAAAAAAAGCTCAGATAGGGCAACTTATTTTGGAAACTGGCTGAAACAAACTGCAATAACTTGTCAAAAATTTAACAAAAAGAGATATATACGAGTGTTAAGTGAAAACGCATTTATACCTAAAGAGCTTAAAGAAATTGACAATTTAACGCATATCACTGTAAGAGAATTTAAAAATTCTTTTAATATTTTGTAATTTTACAAAATGGCTCGTTTTGAGCCTATTTCTACATACATTTCTGTATAAATAGTAAATACAATATGACAGCCCCGCACTGATATCCTTATCAGTACGTACTACACATTTATAGGAGTTAAAAATGTCAGATCAAAACAAATTTGAAAAGATGCTAGAGCTACTTGTCAACGAAGACAAAGCCGGAGCAGAAGAATTATTCCACGAGATCGTAGTTGAGAAATCACGCGATATCTATGAAGGACTACTTGAAGATGAAGCTGAAGTTGACGAAGCTGATGACGAAGCAGTAGATGAGTCAGACGAAGACCTAGACGAAGCAGACGACGAAGAAGTAGATGAGTCAGACGAAGACTTAGACGAAAACTTTGAGTTAGACACAATGAGTGTTGAAGCTGATGACGACATGGGCGGCGATCCAGCTGACGACATGATGGCAGACCTAGGCATGGACGACGAAGGCGGAGAAGGCGACGACGATATGGGCGATGCAGAAGATGATGCAGACGTTGAAGATCGTGTAGAAGACTTAGAAGATGCATTAGACGACCTTAAAGCAGAATTTGAAAAAATGATGGCTGGTGACGACGAAGGCGAAGACGACGGCGAAGAAGCTGACGACGATGCTGAAGGCGACATGGATGCTGAAGAAGAGCCAGAAGAAGAAGCAATGGCTTTTGAACAAGCAGACGAAGAAGTTGAAGAAGCTGATGATACAGAAAAAAGCGCAACTGAAACAATGCGCGAGTATGTTGAAAAAGTATCAGCTACAATGGGTGACAACGGTGCAAACTCAAAGTCATCAGTAGCAGGCGCAAACAACATGGGCGGAACAGCAGGTAACTTGAATCAATCAGCAGTAGCTGGAGATCCAGAAGCCGGAGCAGGTTCAACTGTTAAAGGTTCAGCACTTAGTGATACAAGTGCAAAAGACATTGGTACTGGTAACGTTAACGTTCCTGGTGGCAAGGCTGCAAAAGCAGGTAAAACTGTTCCTGCAGGACATGGCGCAGAGAAAAAAGGCGCTGGCGAAACTGCTGACAAAGCAGCTGGTTCGACTCTAAACAAGTTAAGCAAGCGAGCTAAGTAAGCAAGGTTAAGGACTAATTGATGAAAAACCTACGAGAGCATTTGACATTCGACCAAGCTAATATAGTGCTTGAGAACGCAAACGATGGAAAAGACCTTTACTTAAAAGGTATTATGATCCAAGGTGGAGTTCGCAACGCTAATCAGCGAGTGTACCCTGTAAATGAAATAGGCAGGGCTGTCAAAACTCTCAATGATCAAATTACTGGAGGATACAGTGTTCTCGGAGAAGTTGATCATCCAGAAGGACTTAATATAAACATTGATCGTGTAAGCCATATGATCACGGAAACGTGGATGGAAGGTGATAACGGTTACGGTAAGCTAAAAATACTACCAACACCAATGGGGAACCTAGTTAAAACGATGCTTGAAGCAGGCGTTAAACTAGGTGTCTCGTCACGTGGAAGTGGCAACGTTAGCGAAGATGGAAGCGGTAACGTTTCTGATTTTGAAATAATCACTGTGGACGTTGTGGCTCAGCCTAGCGCCCCTGGTGCATACCCTACAGCAATTTATGAAAATTTAATGAATGCACGTGGCGGAATGAAGGCATGGGAACTAGCACAGGCAACAAAGCACGATGTAAAGGCACAGAAGTATCTTAAGGAATCACTAATCAACATGATTAGTAAACTCCAATGAAACAGGAGAAATTAAAATGATAGATGCACTAAAAACTCTATTTGAAAACGACGTTGTTTCAACTGAGATTAGAGATCAAATTGAAGAAGCTTGGGAATCAAAGATTCAGGAAAACAAAATGCAGGCAACTGCTGAGTTACGTGAAGAATTTGCTTCAAAGTATGAGCACGATAAGTCAACTATGGTTGAAGCTATCGACTCAATGCTATCTGAGCGTCTTGCTGAAGAGATCGCAGAGTTTGCAGACGACCGCAAGCAGCTCGCAGAAGCAAAAGCAAAATATGCTATTGCAATGCGTGAAAATGCAGATCTACTGAAGGGTTTCGTTGCTGAGAACTTAGCAACTGAAATTAAAGAATTAAGAGCAGACAAGAAAGTAATGGCTGAATCATATGCCAAGCTTGAAGAGTTTGTTGTTGAGTCTCTAGCAGGTGAAATTGCAGAATTCAATGAAGACAAGAAAGACTTAGCTGAAACCAAGGTACGCCTTGTACGTGAAGCTAAAACACACTTCGCAAAAGTTAAAACTAACTTTATCGAAAGAAGTGCTACAGCAGTATCTGAAATGGTTGGCAAATCACTTAAAGGTGAAATCCACGCATTGAAAGAAGATATTGACGCAGCACGAAGCAACGACTTTGGTCGTAAGATATTTGAAGCATTTGCTAATGAGTATACAACTTCGCACTTGAATGAAAATTCAGAAGTTAATAAACTTATGGACGTATTAAATGTTAAAGATAAGCAATTAGTAGAAGCGAAAGCATTTGCTACTAAAGCTAAAACACTTGCAGAATCAGCAAACAAAGAGAAATCTCGTTTAGTTGAGTCAGCAAAGAGAGAAAAGATTATGACTTCGTTGATTTCGCCACTAGGCAAAACACAGCGTGAGATTATGACAGACTTACTGGAATCAGTACAAACCGATAGACTTCAAAAATCTTTTGACAAGTACTTACCATCAGTTATTGACGGAAATACTCCAGCAAAGCGTAAGGCACCCCTTACAGAAGGCAAAGAAATCACAGGCAACCGTACGGAACAACCAAAAATGACAACTAAAGCAGACGAATCTAATGTATTAGACATACGTCGTCTTGCTGGATTAAATTAAGGAGATAATGATGTCAGAACTATTAGAATCACGCTGGGTAGACACCAAAAACGCACTTCTTGAAGGCCTGCAAGGCAACAAGAAAAGCGTAATGGCTGCTACACTAGAAAATACTCGCAGATATTTGTCTGAGAGTGCAACAGCTGGCGCAACATCTGCAGGTAACGTAGCTACACTTAACCGTGTAATCCTACCAGTTATCCGTCGTGTAATGCCTACTGTTATTGCTAACGAATTAGTTGGTGTACAACCAATGACTGGACCAGTCGGTCAAATTCACACACTACGTGTGCGTTATAGCGACACTAACGATGCTACCAACACATTGAATGATGTAACAGCAGGCGAAGAGGCTCTAAGCCCATTCAAAATTGCTGAAGCATATTCCGGTGACGGAACTGCTGGTAAAGCAGCATCAACAGCAGCACTAGAAGGTGCAGCTGGACGTAAAATGTCAATTCAAATCTTGAAGCAGACAGTAGAAGCTAAGACACGTAAATTGTCAGCTCGCTGGACGTTTGAAGCTGCACAAGACGCACAGTCTATGCATGGTATTGATGTTGAAGCAGAAATCATGGCAGCTCTTGCACAAGAGATTACTGCTGAGATCGACCAAGAAGTAATTGGTTCACTAGTAACTTTGAGTGGCGCTGCTGCACAAACTTATGACCAAACTGCT